ATCTCTTGTAATCTCGCATAGCCTTCCTTTGGATTCGAGGGCGTTAAGTAGTTTTCCATAATAGCTTCCTTCGACTGCTGCGTTAAAACTACACTCGAACTCTTGATTGTACTTATCGTCTCCCATCTCTTTCTTGGCAGACCATAATTCATCTAAATCTATTAGCTTTGTTTCGCTTGCCTTAAACTGTAGTGCTGCCCATCCTTCTTCTTTCCCTGCTCTGTCGAACAAGTCCTTGAAGTGGTTATTGCCTTTCGGTGTGCCGATAAACAGGCAAGACCCTTTTCTGTCTGCAAGAGCCGGTCTGATAATCTCGTTCCATATTTTAGGATTCTGATCGCCAATTTCGTCTAGCACTACAGAGTCAAAATATTGCCCGCGCAAAGAGTCTGGGTTATCCGAGCCATAAAGCTGGATTCTCCTTCCGTAAAAATCTACTCTTAATTCCGCAATATTGGCTGTTGCATCTAATGGTCTACAGAAGTTTGTAAGGTAATCCCAAGCCACCCTTTTTGCCTGGCTATATGTCGGTGCGATATACGCATACCGAGGGTTAGGTTTGTCGTTCTCCATCGCTGCTTTAATTAGCGCATTGAGTGCTGCTACTGTCTTACCCATACGCCTGTGTGCCACTACCACTACAAAGCGATTTTTATCCATCGCCTCATGTATCTGTAACTGTGGTTCTCTTGGCTTGTAAGGGATGACTACTCTTTTTACTTCGTCATCTGCGTACTCTACTTCTCCCAAGCGACCACCATCTTAAAGATTCCACCTTCTGCATTGCTTAGTTCGGTAGTGTTGACAGGCTTACCATCTATCCTGTCCATGACTTCCTTTATTGCCCAAGGCTCTCCAGCTTCTGATGACTTTACTAGCTTCTCGGTAATGTTCCTGAGTTTCTTACGATCCTCTTGTACTAGGGCTATTCTTAATGCATCGTAAAAGAGCTTTCCCTTCTTTGCATTTTGGTTGCCTGGCTGTGCGCCTCCCTTATCACTTGATTCGGGTGTTATGTTTTTGTTTTGTGTAGAGTTTTCCATTCCATTCCCTATGGGTTGATGGTTGATGATGTTGCTATTCTACAATAGTTTAGTCTAGTAGTCCTTCTACTTTTTGACTATTCTTTTCTAGTATTTTTACATCTGTAGGGTCAAAGACTACAAAGTTAGATGTCATATTTTTATATGTTTCTCTTTCTGTTTGTAGACTTTTTAATTGTCTTTCTAAAACTTGTTTGTTGCCTAGACCAGCATCTAGGCTTTCTTTTATGCCATCAATTCTTGCATCTAATTGAGTAGGAGTTAATGAAGAAAAGCCAGGATTTCTACTTCCTTGGTCTAAATAGCGTATGCCTTTAATTCCTAATTCATTCATTCCTTCGCTTGCAAAATCAGGGTTGTTGCCTCTGTATTGTTGATAAGCAAAATAAATTTGTTTTCCATTCATTTTTTCTACATCTATGTCTGGATTTATTTTTTTAATCTTTGGCTCAATTTGTTTAATTGCTTCTTGCACAGATTTGGTTTGTTTATTAAATGGTTCATCCCAACTAAGCATATTGGGGATGTATTCATCAGGTATATCTACTTTGTATAGATTGCCTACATTAGGTGGTGGATTCTCTTTAAATCTAGCCAAATCTAACTTCATGTCGGCAGTTTTGTTATACCAATCCATGTCATTAGCTTTTAAAGCATCTTTCATTTGGCGGTCTAACCTTTGACCTACTAAATCTGTAACATCACCATAATTTGTTTGTTGTATGCCATTTTTAGCTACTAATTCAGAATAGGTTTCATCTAACATTCTTGGTAACTGACCACGCAACTCAACTCCTTCGGCAGTTTTTGTAAATTCTGGTTTAGAAAGAATGTTTTTGTATTGCGTTGCTACCGCAGGATTCTCAGCAAAGTACATACCATGCCCATAAGCCTGTGCGCCCTCACCAGTTCCTACTTTGCTTATGTCAAACTGTCCTCGGATGTTATGAGGTGTGCCATGATAGGCAGTAGCACCCATAAGTCCTGGCACTTGTTCCATTAGCCTTGCAAGAGCTTGTCTATCTCCTACATTGATACCACCTTGATCCATTATTAAGGCTTTGTCTAGGTCAGACATCTGAGTTTGTAGATTCTGTTGTGCTGACTGTGCCACATTTCTTGCATAATCCATCACTTGTGGATTGGTCATTGCTGTCATCTGTGGTGGTGTATAGCCTTGTAGAGCCGACGCTAAATTGGCTTGGGTTCTCTGCCCACCTAATAATCCTGCCATTGATGGTCTAGGAGCTAACAAGCCACCTAATCGGGCTTGTGCCAGATCGAGTAGGCTTGCCATATTTATCCTTTATTTATTACCACTTAACCTTGTCTGCCCAGTACGCTGCACTCATCTTGCCTTTAGCAATGTTGCTTGCGTGTCTTGCCTTAAATGACTTTCTTCTTGCCTTGTCAGCTTGCGACTCGCCCTCTCTTGGTGGGCTACCTGTCATTCCTTGCTGACCAAAACGGATGGTCTTTACCTGATCGCCTTCTTTTGCCACGACTACATGGCTTTTAGTAGGGTGGCTAGGTGTCTTTTTGGGTTTGTTATACCCTGCGACTCCTATCCTCTCTAAGACTCCGGCAGCTTCTCTTATTTTCATAACATTTGTTTTTGTATTTTAGAAAGTAGATTGTTTCCTTCATCTACTAACCATTGGTTGTATCTGCTTACCTGACCGCTAAAGTCTGTGTAAGAGATTTTGTATGTTTCGTCTGGCTCAATTCCTGTAGTTTCTGGGGTAATGTGGGTGCTTTGTGCATCTGACTTGATCCAGTTGTTACAAGTCTTTCCTACTAGCTCCCACCAATCATCACTACATATATGCCAAGTACAAGGGGGCATAATAAAGCCACAAGTTCTAATAAACTCACCACCAAATACAGGGATTCCAGCCATGCGCCAATCGTTTTTGTTCAATGTATCGTCTGTGCTAACCATGTTCCAATCTGTTAGAAGGTTTAAAAGGGTTTGATCCCATCTTTCTGTTATTGGCATTTGGTCATCGCACATAATTCCATACCATCTTTCATTGGGGAATTTTTTAAATCCTAAGTTTGTTGCTGCTACTAATCCAATGTTGTCCTCTAATACTTCTACAGTCCATGTATTAGGGTATTCAATCCCATCATACAGTTCTGCGTTTCCTTGTATAAGCACATAAACAGGAGCAGTAGCCTTTGTTTTTGTATATGCTTGGATAAGGTTTTTCAGCTTTTCTCGGCGTTTGTATGTAGGAACAATAAACATTATTTGTCTATGATTCCTGGTATGTGCATTACTTGATAATTAGCAGTAATGCGTTTGTTTGGATAATGCTTTAATTGTTGTATAAATTCCCAATCGTGTCCGTATCCATCACCCCATTTGCAGTCTAAAGACTTTTTATGGGCTATTGCAGAAGTTCCTATATGACTAATTTCAAGCCATACTGGTCTAACTTCACCATCTACATAGTCATCCCAATATAGCCAATCTGTATCTACATTATCTGCTATTGATTGTAGATGTCCTTTACCAAATACATCATCATTGTCTATATAAGCGATGTAATCATACTGAGCTGCTTGTATTCCTGTGTTTCTTGGCACTCCGCTAAAGTGTGGCTGCTTATCTATTAGGATGGTCTTTACAGGGTATTTAGAGGCTATCTCTACTGTTTTATAGCATCCATCTGCTACAACTATTAACTCGCCTATTTCTTGCGATAGAAAACTCTCTATTGCTCTAGGGAGCTTTTGTTCTCTATTACTTGCTGCTGTAGGGTAATTACCTAGATAACTAGGCATTACTACACTAATCACTTTTTGTATCGAGCAGACTTACCAGCTTCTGACATAGCAATCGCCATAGCTTGTTTAGGGTTCTTGACTACCTTCTTAGATTTGCCAGAATGTAGCTTTCCTTCTTTGTACTCGCCCATTACCTTGCCAATCTTCTTTTGTGCCTTGGTCATCATTTTTTAGCTTTCATTGGCTTTGCTGTTTTAGCTGCCTGTTTAAATGCCTTGGCAGTAGGCGCGCCTGGTGTGCCTGGCTTACGCATCTTCTCGCCTGATCCTTCGGCTATGCGTTTTCTCTTTGCTGCGATATTTCCGTAAAGACTATTCTTCATCTTCCATCTCCATTTCTTCTTCCGATCCTTTGGCTTCCCATGCTTGGCAGCCATTCTCATCAGCACATACAAAGTCGAATATAGCACAATGACCCATGCCCTTACCTACTCCGCACTTAGTCATTTCTTCGCCTGTTTCGTAGTATTCGCAGGCTTTGCACTTGCCCTCACCATCTTTGCGCGCCCCATAATTGGCAGTCAAAATGGCTTTCTTCTTGTTGCCCTTGTTTATATCGGCATCAACAGTAGATAGTGGGCAAGACTCGGTATCTGACTCTAGTAGACCTCCCTCGGACTTCTCAGCCATCTTAGGCTCTTTGCCTAGCAGACCGATCATTATTGACATACCTTTTTTTTCCATATCTCACCCGAAAAAATAGCCCTATTGCTAGGGCTATGGAAGAAGAATCACTAAATTCTGGGTGCAATGACCCAAGGAAATTATACAATTGTTTATTAATTTTGTGAAGTAAACCATTGTTTATGTAGTTCAGGCATATTTTCTTTTATCCATTGCTCTGC